CACAACATCCGAGGACAGCATCGTCCGCTGGCCCACAGAAGTCCGGAAAGTCATGGAAGGTCGTTGTTGGGAGGAGGTACAAATTCTCTCATGCAAAAAATACGTAAAATCGATAATAGCTGGAAATAATTCAATACATGCACTCTCGAAAGTGCATCAGCCAACCGCAGAACGTTATTGCATACAACGTTTCTGCGGCATAATCCCAATGATTACTCCCTGACAGGGTTCGTAGGCCACTCAATATCAGGTGCAGTTGATGTATCAACACGGTTCAGCAACACCCGATACTTTTTCCAGGCTTCCAGCAATGAGGTTTCTTCCTCCGTTGCAATTTCCAGATCTGCAGCATCCTGAAGCGGCGCAATATGCTCACTGGCTGCCTGCATCAGGCTGTTTTTTGTTTCTTCCGCCTCCCGGATCCGGAACAGTTTTTCTGCTTCCGTATCCTTCACCCAGGCTGTGCCGTTCCACTTCTGAAACTCCCCTTCCGGGGATAACCAGGTGACATTTTCCGGTAATGAGCCGAGTTCAGAAATAAATAACGCGTCGCCGGAAGCCACGTCATAAACCGTTTTACCCCGATGATCTTCAACGAGATGCCACGATGCCTCATCACTGTTGAAAACAGCCACGAAGCCAGCCGGAATATCTGGCGGTGCAATATAGGTACTGTTTGCTGGCAGACCTGTATGAGGCGGAATATATGCGTCACCTTCACCAATAAATTCATTAGTTCCGGCCAGCAGATTATAAATTTTTATGGTCCGTGGTTGTTCACTCATTCTGAATGCCATTATGCAAGCCTCACAATATAGTTAAATGCGATGTTTTTGACAGTGTTTTCCGCGTTACCAGCAGCGTTAACGGTGATGGTGTGTCCATGTGAGCCAATCGCAACAGAGTGCGTATGAGCACCAATACCGACAGTATGTGCGTGAGCACCTGCAGATGCAGCTGTGCCGCTGACACTATGAGTGTGCGCTCCTGCAGCACTTGTATTCACACTGGCCGCAGACACTACCTTATGTACTGACCCATTTTGTGACCACTGGCTGACTGCTGATGCGCCTGTGACACTATGAGTATGGTTTCCGGCACTTGCGGCTGTACCGCTCACACTGTGCGTATGCGCCCCGGTGTTATTCGTGGATTTAGTGCCGTAATCAAACGACGATGTGGTTTTCGTCCCCAAATCCGTACTGGATGCGCTGGCGCTGTGGGTGTGCGATTTAATGCCGTCCTGTTCCTGAGACAATACGGCCCGACCACTGGCAGGTTTGCCCTTAATCGTCCAGCCACGCATATCAGGGATCACGCCTGACGGATAAGCGGTTGCAAGTTTCGGGTAAGCAGATTTGTCAAAAGTCTGCCCCTGCATCAGGGCATAACCAGACGGAACGGTATCTGATGGCCACGGGATTGGTGCGCCAGGCGGATAAAACTGCTCTGATGGCGTATAGAGTGAATAAACTGTACCGTCCGTTAACCCTTCCGGCTTATTAGCAGAATATGCTGGTGACGTATGAATAGTCACGCTGGCATTACTGGTATAATCCCATTGAATATTTACACCAGTCGCATAATTTCCGATTGCAACGTAAATATCGTAAGTATCACCAGATGTATTGACCCAGGCAAAATTTGTAAACCCTGTCGATGTGCGCTGCCATAAAGCACCAGTAATCCCCTTCGGATTACCATTACCGGGCAAAACATCCGTCAACAGTTCATCAATTTCTGTCGGGATGAAGCCTGTCAGGGAGACATCAAAATCAGCATTGATTAGGTCCGACAGCTCCATCCGCAACAGATCTTCATCCCAGCCAGCATTCATCGGCAGGCGATTATCTGCCAGGCGGTACGCCTTTTTCTGCTCATCCGTCAGGCCAGACAGAACAATGACCGGAACAGAATCCATTTTGAGCATTTCAGCCGCCATAACACGACCGTGACCCGCAATAATTTCGCCCTTATCGTCAATCAGCACCGGATTAGTCCAGCCGAATTGCTTAATACTTTCTACCAGTTGTGCCACCTGCTCAGTACTGTGCGTCCTGGCGTTGTGCGCATACGGTGACAATTCTTGTAATGGGCGATAGACTATCTTTAATTTCTCGCTCATACAGCCTTGCTTTATGAATAAAACGCACCCCAGCAGCCAGTGCTACTGGGGACGGAGGTGTTGCTGGTAAAGTTAGGTATTGGATCAATGAGTGAGTCAACATAATATTAAACTCACAATTATAAATCAGCCATATATTAGGAGCGCCAAAAAAAACCTGAAAACAATATAATAACAGGATAAATTTCAAGGCGACCAAGAATCATAGCTATGCACATTAAACATTTTGCAATGTCATTAAGCACTCCGAATGACGATGCAGTAGCCCCAAAACCTAATCCCATATTATTAATACATGCAGCCACTGTTGCAAATGATGTAAGAAAATCATATCCCATACCATTTAACACCAGTATAAAAAACACCGTGAAGAGAGTATAAAGAAAAAAGAAACTCCATACAGACCTCATTACACGATCTGTAACTATCTTCCCTCCTACATTTACACTCAACAACGCTCTGGGATGAGAAAGCTGATTTATCTCGTGTTTGCTTTGTTTGAAAAGTATAAGAAATCGAAGTGACTTAATTCCACCACAAGTTGAACCTATACATCCCCCAAAGAAACTTGACAACAGCAAAAACACTATCGTGTGCGTGGGCCAACTTGCATAATCCTGCGTAGCTAAACCATTATCAGTGAGCATGGAGCTGGCAAGAAAAAACGAATGAATAAAACTTCCATGCAAGTCATACATACCTATATGCCAGACCTGGAAAGAGGTAACAATGATCACCCCTAAGGCTATTAACAGAAAGAAACGAAGTTCAATATCTCTGATTAAAGGTTTTATCGTTTTCCTGCTAATAACAATATACCAAAGAGTGAAGTTGAAAGCCGATAGCAGGGAAAAAGAACCAGCCACCAGCTCAACCAAATAGTTATTAAAATATCCGATACTCTCGCTATGAGTTGAGAAACCACCAAGCGAAACTGTGGAAATCCCGTGACAAATAGCATCAAACAAAGGCATTCCTGCAAGTCTATAACAGACAATACAAGCAATACCTAATAAAGAATAAGTTATCCACAGTGTCCGTGACGTATCGGCCAGGCGGGGAGTGAGTTTGTCATCCTTAAATGGCCCCGGCATTTCTGACTGATAAAGCTTTGCACCACCAATACCCAATAATGGCAATACAGCAACCGCCAGAACAATAACTCCTAAACCACCTATAAAATTTAACTGTGACCGATAGTACAAATATGCCCGAGGTAATGAACTAACATCATCAATTACAGTTGCTCCTGTTGTTGTTATTCCAGAAACCCCTTCAAACAGAGCATCAATGAACGTTAAATTAAGTTCTGAGTCAATCCATAAAGGGAATGCACTAATAACAGAAAACAAAATCCAAAACATTACAATTATAATAAACCCATCACGGGTACGTAATTGAATGCCAGATTTCTTAGTTGTATACCACGCTCCGCCACCAATGCAAAAAAATATAACGAAAGTTATAAAGAAAACAAACAGGCTTTTTTCTTTATAAAACAATGCTACAACCATTGGTGGCAACATTGAAAGACTATAGAGCCAAACCAAGAACCCACACATATGAGTAACAACTCTTACATGAGATGTATTCATATCTAAATATTCTTTCAATTATAACCACCTTGCTGCAATATTATGATTATACTGTATAAAATTTAACTCCTCTTAGATCTTACTTCACTGTTCCTTATGAAACAATCATCAAAATGAATCATATTGTAGTTAAGATTTTACTTTAAACACTGCTCGGTTATGTATTGCTGAGCACCTTCAAGTTGGGCCTGCATCATTACCAGTCGTTCCCGGAGGGTGAAATAATCCCGTTCAGCGGTGTCTGCCAGTCGGGAGGAGGCTGCATTATCCACGCCGGAGGCGGTGGTGGCTTCACGCACTGACTGACAGACTGCTTTGATGTGCAACCGACGACGACCAGCGGCAACATCATCACGCAGAGCATCATTTTCAGCTTTCGCATCAGCTAACTCCTTCGTGTATTTTGCATCGAGCGCAGCAACATCACGCTGACGCATCTGCATGTCAGTAATTGCCGCGTTCGCCAGCTTCAGTTCTCTGGCATTTTTGTCGCGCTGGGCTTTGTAGGTAATGGCGTTATCACGGTAATGATTAACAGCCCATGACAGGCAGACGATGATGCAGATAACCAGAGCGGAGATAATCGCGGTTACTCTGTTCATTGCTGACCCCACAAACAGATTTCACGCTCAATCTCACGACGAGTCATGAGACCTTTCCATTGCTTACCGCCAGCATATGTCCAGCGACGTAGCTGATCACATGCGCCTTTGATATCGCCCTGGTTTATTTTGCGAAGAAGCGTCGATGTTCTGAAATTGCCAGCACCCACGTTGTAAACGAATGAGTAAAGAGCGCCGCGCGTTGTTTCCGGTATATCGACTTTGATGTACGGGTTAATTTGTCTGGCGACCGTGGCAAGGTCTTTATTCAAGAGTGTTTTGCATTCTGCTTTGGTATACGTTTTACCGAGCATGATGTCTTTTCCTGTATGCCCGTGACATACAGTCCATACACCAACAATATCTTTGTATGGTATGTAGCTGACACCTTCCAGACCATCGTTACCACTTGGGCCAGTGATTAACACTGATGCTATAGCAATTGCTCCGCCACCAATAGCAGCAGCAACGACTTTTCGTAATGATGGAGGCATTATTCACCTCTCGCAGCCTTGCGCTTATCTTCTTTAATCTTGAAATAAAGGTTTGTCAGGTACGTCAGCAGGCCAAATACCAGACTACCCAGCACACCGATTGCAGCCCACTGTGACGGAGTTACTCTATCGAGCAACTGTAAAAACCAGTAGCCAGCACTGCCTGCGGAGGTGCCGTAGGCAATGCCTGTTGAAATTTTGTCCATGGATTTCATAGCCTCACCTCCGCACGGAACGGATGGCATAGTTATTATGTGTAGGCTTTCAGACACATCAATCAGAGCCTTAATTGATATATATGCTGGAGACGATGCAATATAAAAAGCTCGCCGTAGCGAGCTAATAAAATGTATTTCTCTGATATTATTTTTATTTGTATTAGCTCAGACTTGACATCACAGGTTTCGTATATAGAACATCATCAAATCTGTCAGTTTGCTATGAATGAGATATAGTAATTGAAGAGCTAACCTCGCATGTCAAAGCCAGATTTCTGAAAATCTCTGTAGACTTCCGGATTGTTGAAGGCCGGAAATTTGGCTTTATGAGCTGCGGACTTTATCGCTTCGCAATAGGCTTTATCACCGTTACTGGTAGATATTTTTAACGCCGTGCCATCCTGAGAGAATTCCATATGCAACCTGCATTTTTTCCCTTTCCAGTTATGCGGCTCATCAAGTTTGGCATTAATTGCAGCTCTGATTCCCCGCGCTTGCGCCCCCCATTCATCCTGATCATCCCAGCGTCCTGAACTGCAACTACCTGTAGCAGTAGTTTTGTGGCAATCTGAAGGGTGTAAAGGTGTGCATCCCGCAACAAAACCGACCCAAAAAGTCAACATAACGATTTTCTTTAATCCCACTTCTTGCTCCTCAATCCATTAAAATCTCAGCAATAGTAGTTGTTACGTCCGCCACTGGCTCAGAGCTGACTATCCGCTAAATTTAGCTCAGTGCCGTAGCTGTGTCAGAACAAACCTAAGCCGAAACCGTTTATTACAAAACAATAAATATCAGGGTTTAAAATCCAGCACCCCATTTTGAAATACTTTATATACTTCCGGCGAAGGGGGGGCAGGTATATCAGCATTCTTTATCGCATTCATCGCTTCACGACATAAATCGAGGTCTCCACTTTCTCTTTTAACCTCCAGTAGAAGGCCATTCGGGGCCATATGCATTCTCAGTGTACACTCTTTTCCTGAATACTTACTCGCATCCCCGAACTGTTTTTCGATGGCGCTCTTGATTTGATGGGCATACAGACGGATATCCTCACTAACATCAGAAGTACGTTCAGATGAACTCACATACTGTGTCTCTATTGCTTTATCGGAGTAATATGATGTACGGTCATGATAATTTGTCGATACAGCATCAGTGCACCCGATAATAATCCCACTAATAATCAACGTAAGAATTGATGCGCTACGAAAACCCATTTTTCCTCACATATGTCATATAGTAAAGGATTATATATACCGTTGTTTTGGACGCTCAAACAGCGAATCAGATCAAATAAAACGCACATTTGTTAACATTTACACAAAGTCTGCGTGGGATATTCTGAAAGAATATCCATAATGTGGAGAGAATCTATTGAAGTGCATGGTGCCGGGTGCCTCCCGGTGAACAAAATGTTCGTGATACCTGTCGGCGACAGAAAAGGTTAATGGTATCACCCCACCGCACAGGGGGATTCACCATGCAGGAGTTTTCTTAGCAAACTCACTGCGCGCCCGGCAACTCCCAACCACATAAAATGCGGAGTTTGTGGTATTTATGCATATAACTCGCAGGAATTATCTTAAAAAACTGATGTCGATCCGGATTAAAAAGAAGCAGGTCATCATCAGATGACTGGAAAAAAGGAAAACAAAAAATACTCATCATACAGTTTTGATTGCAGGGATGAGCCTGCTATGCACAATATGCAGAATATAAGCAAGATAAAAATATGCAGGCATATTATTTCGGATTTTGTTATTAACACAACCTTTTTAATAATCATTTGGCATACAATAAACCAGCCCAAAAAGAACCGCCTAAACAGGCGGTTGGTCAATACAAAGGATGCTTCGTCTTTATTATAGTAATCTGAGGCGTCGGGTGTCTTGTATCAGACAACATATTGTCCCGCTAAACAGCGAATTACAAACCACCCTGCAATGATCTCTCATCTCATTTTATATGAGTTGACGACATCAGGATAACGCATCATCAGCCCCTGCCAAGAAATATCAAAACTCCCGCCAGCAATGTGTTATCACAATATTGTAAAAAAAACACAGCACCGAAACTATAACTGGTCTCTGTTATAATTTGGAGCAGAAAGACCAGTTGCCCAACTAGCAGCATTCTCCCCTGCTTTCCTGACGTAAAAAAACCGCATTGAGCGGTTTTTTTACGATGTCCATGTCTGCAATTCGCCTCGCGATACAGCTTTGCGAAGCATAGCAAAATTGAAGCAGTTTATACGTAAGAAATCAAGCCATTTTCTCAGCAAATGATTCACGCATGGGAATATATAGGGCATACTCAGCAACAGCTAACCAATTAGCAATCCGTTTTTCGCATGTGCTAAAACACCACTCTGGGTGTGCATCATTTAGCAATTCAGCCATTTTGCGCTTAGTCATCCCCCGCCCTTCATAGCGTTGCCGGAGAATGCAAATCAATCCTGGATGCTCTGCCAGCACCTCACTTATGACTCGATCAATACATAACGCCTCTGCATCAGTACAATGCGCCAGCCAGCTCTTTTGCTTGCCGTTGATCATCTCTCGCAAAAACGCTTCCAGCTCAGCTTTCTCTATTCCCGCTTTTTTCATTCTGCGCAGGGCTTCATTAATGGCTGTTTTCGTCAGTTTTTTGGATGCCAACAACTGATTGAACATATTCCCTGACCTGCCACCGCCAATATACGACCAGCGCCCCCACATACGTAGTTTTCCCTGAATCCAGACACTTTCCAGCGTGGTGAGGCGAAGGTGTTCTCCGCTTTTTCCTGTATTCGTTGGGTAAATCATAAATGACCTTTCTTTCTCCAGATTTCTTGTGTGCGAAAAACCCCTTCAGCATGCATCAGGCGCAATTCTTCTTTGGTGTAATCGCTGGTTTTTACCCGCCCGTCGATTAGATCGTGGCATTAGCTACAGGCTATCGCCGCCTGCATATCGTGTGGTTTTGTCGCTGTTCCGCACGTCCCCGCCAGCCTGTAATGCGCCAGCACAGAGGTTTCGGGATTGTGATTGCAGTAGCCAGGGATTCTGATCTGGCACATCTGGCCTTTAGCCGCTTTACGTAAATTCACCATTACGCAAACTCCAGTAGTTGTGCGGCCACATTTTCAACTTCCTCCTGAGAGGAGAATTTACGGAACAGAATCCAGTTCCACAGCACATTCAGTACAGATTTATAAACCTGCTGAAACTCGACTTCGTCCATATTCGCAAAAGCGATGGATTTTGCCCGACGCCCACGGCTACCGTCCGGATAAATATGCTCGGTGTAAAATCCGGCCTGAATGGTTACCCACTCGCGGAAAGCCTCAAACGACTTTAGCAACGCCGTATCCCGGGTTCTACGAGTCGCAACGGTGTTAAGGTATTGCTCTGCGGCATCACTCAGGGCTGGCGTGTGTTCCCGACCAACTGATTCGCACAGGTAATCAACGAAACCAGACAGCAGTTCTCGTTCGCGAGGCGTGATCGCCCCACCGACCGGAGTCCAGTAATCGAATCCCAGTTGCAGGAGTTTGAAAAAACGCTTGTGGAATGCGTAGTTACGCACACGCTTAAAGTCTGCGTGTATCCACTCACCTATTTTGATTTGATGCAGAAAATCGCAACTCTCCGGCGTCGCCGGGAGAAGTAAACCAGAAGAAGTTTGTTTGACCAGTTGTATATGCGCCATTTCTCAATCTCTCGATGGCGCAGTGCAGCAGATGCCAGTTGTTCAGGCTGACGTATAAAGTATAAATAAACTGGTTCCAGTGTAAAGCCCCCACCTTAATGGAATAAAAACCAAACAACAGATTGCTGGGATACAAACAACGCTTATTATTAAAAGCGGTTAAACAAATTAAATTTTAATGTTATGCAAATTTGTCAGATCACCATAATATCTCATTTGAAAACCGCTGAAATAACAACCCTATCAGGGTTAATCATATTAAGGTGAGTAAATATGGAAAACAACAAATCTGTACATTACGTTCCTTTTTTATCTGTAATACTTTTTGTTTTATGCTGTGCGTGGGCATTATTTTTATAAAAATATTTACAGATGAAGTAAACCCGCCAATCAGGTTAACTGTGGCTGCGTTGAGGATGCATAATACATCAGAGGTTGCGGGGATTTCTCCCCGCTGGTCCTCTTACTCCCCAAGTTCGTAAGCTGTGAAGACAGCGACCTCCGTCTGGTCGGTTCGGATTCGTACCTCGCAGAGGTCTTTCCTCGTTACCAGTACCGTCACTATAACGGTTAAACAGATGACGATCAGGGTGATTAACATCGCCTTTTGCTGCTTCATAGCCCGCTTCTTCTTGCCTTTCAGCACGTAAGAGACTAACCTACGTTTGTAAGGCATAGATTGGGCCCCAGATTAATGTTAAGCCTCTTGCCGGATGCGTAATATCAACTGGGACTTTTTCTATCTGCCTTTGGTTTTCATGCCCAAGGCAGATAGCCTCAAGTCCCCGCAGCCATACTATTTAACCCCCTTTACTTCGCCAATATGAAATCAATCAGAAAGGCGATTCATAAGAACAATAGCAAGACAATAAATTGCCACCACAGCCGCAATAGCCAACGCACACTTGAGAACCAGCACGATAACCTCCTGTATTGGACGTGCACCTGCCCTGATAAATATGAGGCTGTCTCGTCAGTGATTCAATACAACTATTGGGTATAGTTTCTGTGATTTTGTTCTGTAGAAATGGAATACAACAACCAGTCACTACCAGCACTTCTTTAAATACGCCAAGTCCGACGGAAGCCAACATCTAGTCTGCTTTGAACGAGGAGCTAACTTTGGTGTATATAGAAACATAATCACTACAGGTAGTTCCGAAAAAATTTCTCTATCGTGATACTTGCTGGTTTTATTTTAATCTCTGTAATTTTTTACGCAGAGCATTAACTCGTCTCTGAACCCCTATTTTTGGATTAAAGCTCAAAGCTTTTTCATAGGCATCAAGAGCATCACTAAAGTTACCAAGTAAATCATTTGCTTCACCTTTGATGCGAAATGCGGCTGCAGCCCAGTCAGTTCGGTCTTTCGCTCCTTCATTAAGAGCCATTTCAATTGCTTTCAATGCTTTTTGAGCATTCTTCTCACTGGGATGTTCTCTTAAAAGCGCTCTCGCGGCCTCTACTTTAAGGTTGAAATTTCCTTTATATAGACAAGCATCTTTATACGCTTCCACGTCAATGGGAATACCGATGGCAGTGTATCTGAAGTATCCAATATTTTTGCATTTCACTTTCAGCGATCTTAGCTCCCCATTTTCATCGAGATCGAAGAAATAACTATCAGCCCATCCATACTCAGGTTTAATGGAAAATATTGTTGTTTTTGACCACAGATTTATTACCTCAAGGATATTTCCATCTTTACCGGGCGCTGCGGCTGTCTGAACCGATGCGTATTTACCACAATGAGAAATTCCGATATTATAGATATTTGCTTCATAATGACGTCTAAACTTTTCATTTCCTTCAACATCAATAGCAATCAAATCAGCTTGCAGCGCAGAACCAAATCCAGCGTCATGAACAATATAATCACCTGTGTCAGCGACAGCAGCATTAAATGGTCGGGCAATAGTTCTGAGCTTATGAAGGATACGAAAAGTTGGTTTATTAACTAAAACAACTGTTCCAAATCCACTTTCCCGGTGCCCTCCCCTTCCATTGCCATCAAAGTCACTACAGCCTACAACCCAATGTTTGTTTGCAGACAGATACGCCTGTCCAAAAAAATAAGGAGAATCAATAGTAAGCCAATCGTTTTCGATTGATATATTTCCGTTTTGTTTCTTGAGTTTAGGAGTTATGTTAGCTGTTAACTCATGCAAACTTGAAGGCGTCATTGTTTTTGCAGAAGTTATCCTGGAGGTAAGCAAATTGAATAGTTGTGAAATAAATCCCATTTATAAATACTCCTGAGTAGCTTTTTTAAAACGTTGGCACTTATATGGCCCTCCGTGGACAAAGTGGATCCAAAAATGTCCATTCTATCTAAGGCCAGACGAACGTTCTGGTTGAAAATCTGAGTATCGCTTCGTCGCTAATTCGCCGTTAGACATATTTAACCACTTTTAGCAAAAATATGCACATTTTTCATCCAAGAAAACAAAAAATCGCCATCCGCAACAATCTGCTTGTTTTCGTTAAATTTTGACAATCACGCCTTTTTCTTCTCGGCAGAGCTGAAAAATGCTAAAGTCGTATCTGGGTGGATTAATCGTATACATGGGAAAAGTAGATACGGAAGAAAGGGGAAAAGTAAAAGGTAGATGCAAAAGAAAGGTCCGCTTTGAGCGAGGAGCGGACTTGTTAATATCGAGCCTATCTCGTAATGATATAATTGAAGACATGTTGTAGGCCTAGCAGGATATCCATGACTCATCAAACTGTCAGTAAAACATCCCACTTACGCCTATGTTTTATTGATAGATTAACCAACTTTCCATACATTTACTGCTTGTTCCGACATCCATTTTTGAAAATCATTGACAGCCTCTAAATTCCATTCAGGATACTGTGTAATCTTAGCCGCTAATTTATACTTTGATTTTCCATATTCATTTTTCTTCACTTCAAATGAAGCTCTTTTTAGATTATCTTTATCCATCAAAACCATATTTCCTAACCTATCCTTTACGTCATTAACCCCCTCCCCAAACGAATTGCACCACCCTTTCTCTGGGTTAAATGGACAAATATGTTCGAGTGTAACTTTTTCATGATCGCAATTATTACCAAGATATTGTTCAATTTCAGCCAAGAGAAATCTAATTTTTTTGGCTGTTTGTCTACTTGGCATTCGATGAAATTCAAAAGCATTAAAGAACACGTTATCATCAGGATATAACCTCTTAAACTCCTCCCCATTTTTCACATTGCTAGCTCTCTTGTATTCCTTATTGGAGATCTTAATCGCAATTTGATTATACATGCTTTCTTGTTCACTTGGTGATAAATGACAAATAACATTGTATCTAATTGATAAAATATATAAATAACGAGTCAGGCTGACGAACTCATCTGGATTGAATTGATTAAAAGCTGATAGCAATACTGTTAATGGCTGTCTAATATTAAAGAGTCTAATGCCGTTCAGATAATGAATGGCCTTCTTGTATTTAGTATCTTGCTCTGCCCACCATGAATCATTCGGGTTAATCAATGATGCATAAATAGGTGCGGAATTTATCAGTGATCTTAAATAATCGTATGCTTCTTTAGGGGTTGTAATTACTTTTCTCATTGAAGTGTATAAATTATTTTTTGTGACCATTTTTCTATGAGAATTATGATGATACCTAATGTAATCAGAAACATTGCTTTCTCCCAACTGATCGATAATCTCCGACCATTGCTCATCTAACTCATCTAATTCCTCATCTCCGATTTTCTCATCCTTAGTTACTATCGAAAACAAATAGTTTTTTAAGAGATCTGGCGTGGATAACTGGACTCCTCTCGCATTTAAAGTTTCAAATACTTTGTATGCATTTAAATCATCTTGAACAACTATTTTTGTAAAAACCATACTCGAAGAAAAATCGGCAATAAACTGTGCGATCTCAGCGCCGGTATTACCGAACTCCTTCTTTTGGAAAAAATCAAAGCATTTCTTGAGTAGCTTATTTGTAGATGTAGTTCCACGAGTATTAGGAGCTTCTAAGTTTGAACAGATGCTTTGAAAATATCTTTTATTATTTCTATTTAAATCTAGCTTGCTAACCACCTTTAATGAAACGAAGTTTTTGTTACCCACAAATGTCTTTGTTATTGCATCAAGTCGCTCTGTGTTTTGTTCAACCTCCTCTCCTTTATCTATCAAGTTTTTAATGGCTTTCATGGCTGCTAGAACTATAATCGACAAGGTTACTAATCGTTGTTGACCATCAATGACCTCATGTTGATACTGTTCTTTTTGTTGAAGAACTATATATCCCATATAATGAAAACCTTCATCATCAAGTGCTGTAACATCACTCCAAAGGTCCTCCCATTGTTCTACATCCCAAGCATAGTCTCGCTGGAATCTAGGAACAATGTACTTATTTGACCCTCCAATTAATTCATTGAAGTTCTCATTTTTTGGTTCCATTAACATAAACTGTTTGGCCATATAATTGGAATCCTCTACTTTTTTAAAATTAATTTCATGCCTAAATTAAATGGGTTCTTGCATGATATATACTGCTAATAATTATCTTGACACTTCAGGGCCACTCTTTACCACCTTTACCGATAAAATAATACAGCATTTGTTTAAGTAATGTCCGCAGCTGGCACAAAGCAGGCAACCACACTAGTTCTACCCTGTACCATAAAAATGTCAATTTACATATGAACCAATGCTATTTAAACTAAAAATACCTATAAATGCAGCATGATTCACTGATAAAATGCCAATATTCACTGCATAACTTCACTCTTCAGGCACTCGCGACAGATTATGTTCAGACGCCTGTCGTAACGGCGTATTTCTCCGTCTGGTAATGACCAGATAAGGTCAGGATCAACCACAACCGGTTTCTTCACCTTTGTCCTTGATAGTTTTTTGCGGGCGTTTTGCCAGTCTTTACGCGCCTGCTCAGACGGGAATAATCCGTAGCCTGAATTGTAAACATCACCACTGGCGACTAGTTCTCTGGCGAGAGTGCTTATGTAATACCTTGATGCACCGGTTTTAGCCTCCAGAGCCCGTAACGTCTCGCGACCGCTCAGAGGTACAAGTTCAACAACCTGTCCTTTAATTTTTTCTCGCTCTTCTGGTGTAAATACTTTTGCCATAGGTGCCTCCGGCAATCACTTTTCCGATGCAACATGGCGGGAAGAATCAGTAATCTGTCGTACAATATCCCTGTGCTTGTTCAACTCACGCAGCGCGGCGCAGACACGCTCCCACTTCTGGACATGATTTTTCGCCCGACGCAGTTCGCGGTTTGCCATATGCAGTGATGGTAAAACCAGGTCACCCGGCGTTAAGGGGAGAGATAAGATGGTGCATTACGAAGTAGTTCAGTATTTGATGGATTGTTGCGGTATCACTTACAACCAGGCTGTGCAGGCTTTACGCAGCAACGACTGGGATCTCTGGCAGGCAGAAGTCGCTATACGTAGCAACAAGATGTGAGATTCGCAAAATGCAAAAAATCGACCTCGGCAACAACGAATCCCTGGTGTGCGGCGTGTTCCCCAACCAGGATGGAACGTTCACTGCCATGACGTATACCAAAAGCAAAACATTTAAAACCGAAACTGGTGCGCGCCGATGGTTGGAGAAGCACACAGTAAGCTAACGATTAAAACGTCTACTCCTGCTGTTCCAGAATAACTTCATAAAATGGGAGTATTTTTCGGTGACGAGATAATAAGAACAGTTTGCGCTATCACTCTGATGTTGAATGATGCCCTTCCGTTCTAATTTTTTCATAACCGGGTTACGGCAAGGAGAAGTGATAATAAGATTTCCTGTTTTAAGGAAATCTTTAAATACAGCGATTTCTTTCTCAGATAAACGAAGCAATACTCGTTGCTCTGGTAGTAATGAATAATGCTTTTGAATATGTGCTCGCAATCTTGAGAAGGAAATGGCGACCACGAAAGAAAAGGCAAAAACGATAATCTGAAAGAGCCAAGGTATTTCAGTATAAGCATTGAATGCGACAGTAAACTCTTTCGGTATCAGCCAGAGAGTGAGACCAAAAATGATAATCGTATACATAAGTCTTTCGAGTGGCTCGTTAGCAAAAAGTTTCAACGATGGAGTAAATACATCCAACATATCAATAACTCTCAACTGTAAGGGTATTGAAATGTTAACACAAGCTCTCGCTGTAGGGGTATAGCCGAGACCACCGAAGCCCGGAGGTGGTGAAATAAAACCGGGCACAACACGAAGGCGCATTTCCGATATCCATAAAGAGTCGGTCTTGTCTGTTAAATTTAAATGGTGGGAGTGCGCCTCCGGTTGTAAATAACGACATTGCTGTGTGTAGTCCTGGCGGCATCAGTTTTTTTCTTGAAGTTCGGCTGATGTCCGCCCTTTTTAAAGTGAATTTTGTGATGCGGTGAATGCGGCTAAGCGCACGTGGCACAGTTAAAAGTCATGTTAGTCCTTATTGGTTTGGGTGGGAAAGCCGACTGTAATTGTTAACTGGTTGCAGTCACCTGGAGGCACCAGACACCGCATCAACAAAGTTCATTTGTAAAAATGGAGATAATTATGATTGCACATCACTTCGGAACTGATGAAATACCACGTCAGTGTGTGACTCCTGGCGATTATGTTCTTCATGAAGGCCGGACATATATTGCCTCGGCAAACAATATTAAAAAGCGAAAACTATATATTCGTAACCTGACCACAAAAACATGCATTACTGACCGCATGATTAAAGTCTTCCTCGGTCGTGATGGTTTACCTGTAAAGGCGGAGTCATGGTGATGACTAAGAAAATAAAATGTGCTTACCACCTTTGCAAAAAAGACGTTGAAGAAAGCAAAGCTATTGAAAGAATGCTTCACTTCATGCACGGGATTTTATCAAAAGACGAACCGAGAAAATATTGCAGTGAAGCTTGTGCCGAAAAAGACCAGATGGCACATGAACTTTAATTAATTAACTATTCGAAACTGAATTTATGCCAGAAATGGCAGGTATTCGCTCAACCTTAATTAAGGAGAAAAACATGATTACCAATTATGAAGCCACTGTTGTAACTACCGATGACATTGTTCACGAGGTGAATCTGGAAGGAAAGCGCATTGGCTACGTAATTAAAACAGAAAATAAAGAAACCCCATTCACTGTGGTTGATATCGATGGTCCATCAGGCAACGTAAAAACACTTGATGAAGGTGTCAAAAAAATGTGCCTGGTGCATATCGGAAAGAATCTGCCCGCAGAAAAAAAAGCCGAATTTCTGGCAACTCTAATTGCAATGAAATTAAAAGGTGAAATCTGAAAGAAATAGCCTGCGTATGGCACAGGCTATGAACAGTGTGTATCCGGCAAGATCATTCACTGAACAAAACGAATTTTAATCTGAGTTGAGGTTAAAAAACAATGAGCACAAAACCACTCTTCCTGTTACGGAAAGCGAAAAAATCATCCGGTGAACCTGACGTCGTCCTGTGGGCAAGCAACGATTTTGAATCGACCTGTGCCACTCTGGACTACCTGATCGTTAAGTCAGGTAAAAAACTGAGCAGCTATTTTAAAGCTGTTGCCACGAATTTTCCTGTCGTTAATGACCTGCCCGCTGAAGGTGAGATCGATTTTACCTGGAGTGAACGCTATCAACTCAGCAAAGACTCCATGACATGGGAACTAAAACCGGGAGCAGCACCAGACAACGCTCACTATCAAGGCAATACCAACGTCAACGGCGAAGACATGACTGAGATTGAGGAGAATATGCTACTCCCAATTTCTGGCCAGGAACTGCCCATTCGTTGGCTTGCTCAACACGGCAGCGAAAAACCGGTAACGCACGTTTCACGCGACGGACTCCAGGCATTACACATTGCTCGGGCTGAAGAACTACCGGCTGTTACTGCCCTGGCTGTTTCCCACAAAACCAGCCTGCTCGACCCGCTGGAAATTCGCGAACTCCACAAACTGGTTCGTGACACTGACAAAGTTTTCCCTAATCCTGGTAATTCAAACCTGGGACTGATAACTGCTTTTTTCGAAGCATACCTGAACGCTGACTACACCGATCGAGGACTGCTGACAAAAGAGTGGATGAAGGGTAATCGTGTTTCACACATCACTTGCACGGCTTCCGGTGCTAATGCTGGCGGCGGAAACCTCACCGATCGCGGCGAAGGTTTCGTACACGATCTGACGTCACTGGCGCGCGACGTAGCCACTGGCGTACTGGCCCGTTCAATGGATCTGGACATCTATAACCTTCATCCGGCACACGCTAAACGCATTGAGGAAATTATCGCTGAAAATAAACCGCCCTTTTCTGTTTTCCGCGACAAATTCATCACCATGCCTGGCGGGCTGGATTATTCCCGCGCCATCGTGGTTGCGTCCGTAAAAGAAGCACCAATTGGGATCGAGGTCATCCCCGCGCACGTCACTGAATATCTGAACAAAGTACTGACTGAAACCGATCATGCCAACCCTGATCCGGAAATCGTGGATATTGCCTGCGGTCGCTCCTCTGCCCCGATGCCGCAGCGAGTAACAGAAGAAGGAAAACAGGATGATGAAGAAAAACCGCAACCATCTGGAACAACGGCAGTTGAACAGGGAGAGGCTGAAACAATGGAACCGGACGCAACTGAACATCATCAGGACACGCAGCCGCTGGATGCTCAGTCACAGGTAAATTCTGTTGATGCGAAATATCAGGAACTGCGGGCAGAACTCCATGAAGCCCGGAAAAACATTCCATCAAAAAATCCTGTCGATGCCGATAAATTGCTTGCTGCATCACGTGGTGAATTTGTTGACGGAATTAGCGACCCGAACGATCCGAAATGGGTAAAGGGGATCCAGACTCGCGATTGTGTGTACCAGAACCAGCCAGAAACGGAAAAAACCAGCCCAGATATGAATCAACCTGAGCCAGTAGTGCAACAGGAACCGGAAATAGCCTGCAATGCCTGCGGCCAGACTGGCGGGGATAACTGCCCTGACTGTGGTGCGGTGATGGGCGACGCAACATACCAGGAAACATTCGATGAAGAGAGTCAGGTTGAAGCTAAGGAAAATGATGCGGAGGAAATGGAAGGCGCTGAACATCCGCACAATGAGAATGCTGGCAGCGATCCGCATCGCGATTGCAGTGATGAAACTGGCGAAGTCGCAGATCCCGTAATCGTAGAAGACATAGAGCCAGGTATTTATTACGGAATTTCGAATGAGAATTACCACGCGGGTCCCGGTATCAGTAAGTCTCAGCTCGATGACATTGCTGATACTCCGGCACTATATTTGTGGCGTAAAAATGCCCCCGTGGACACCACAAAGACAAAAACGCTCGATTTAGGAACTGCTTTCCACTGCCGGGTACTTGAACCGGAAGAATTCAGTAACCGCTTTATCGTAGCACCTGAATTTAACCGCCGTACAAACGCCGGAAAAGAAGAAGAGATAGCGTTTCTGATGGAATGCGCAAGAACAGGAAAAACGGTTATCACTGCGGAAGAAGGCCGGAAAATTGAACTCATGTATCAAAGCGTTATGGCTTTGCCGCTGGGGCAATGGCTTGTTGAAAGCGCCGGACACGCTGAATCATCAATTTACTGGGAAGATCCTGAAACAGGAATTTTGTGTCGGTGCCGTCCGGACAAAATTATCCCTGAATTTCACTGGATCATGGACGTGAAAACTACGGCGGATATTCAACGATTCAAAACCGCTTATTACGACTACCGCTATCACGTTCAGGATGCATTCTACAGTGACGGTTATGAAGCACAGTTTGGAGTGCAGCCAACTTTCGTTTTTCTGGTTGCCAGCACAACTATTGAATGCGGACGTTATCCGGTTGAAATTTTCATGATGGGCGAAGAAGCAAAACTGGCAGGTCAACAGGAATATCACCGCAATCTGCGAACCCTGTCTGACTGCCTGAATACCGATGAATGGCCAGCTATTAAGACATTATCACTGCCCCGCTGGGCTAAGGAATATGCAAATGACTAAGCAACCACCAATCGCAAAAGCCGATCTGCAAAAAACTCAGGGAAACCGTGCACCAGCAGCAGTTAAAAATAGCGACGTGATTAGTTTTATTAACCAGCCATCAATGAAAGAGCAACTGGCAGCAGCTCTTCCACGCCATATGACGGCTGAACGTATGATCCGTATCGCCACCACAGAAATTCGTAAAGTTCCGGCGTTAGGAAACTGTGACACTATGAGTTTTGTCAGTGCGATCGTACAGTGTTCACAGCTCGGACTTGAGCCAGGTAGCGCCCTCGGTCATGCATATTTACTGCCTTTTGGTAATAAAAACGAAAAGAGCGGTAAAAAGAACGTTCAGCTAATCATTGGCTATCGCGGCATGATTGATCTGGCTCGCCGTTCTGGTCAAATCGCCAGCCTGTCAGCCCGTGTTGTCCGTGAAGGTGACGAGTTTAGCTTCGAATTTGGCCTTGATGAAAAGTTAATACACCGCCCGGGAGAAAACGAAGATGCCCCGGTTACCCACGTCTATGCTGTCGCAAGACTGAAAGACGGAGGTACTCAGTTTGAAGTTATGACGCGCAAACAGATTGAGCTGGTGCGCAGCCTGAGTAAAGCTGGTAATAACGGGCCGTGGGTAACTCACTGGGAAGAAATGGCAAAGAAAACGGCTATTCGTCGCCTGTTCAAATATCTGCCCGTATCAATTGAGATCCAGCGTGCAGTATCAATGGATGAAAAGGAACCACTGACAATCGATCCTGCAGATTCCTCTGTATTAACCGGGGAATACAGTGTAATCGATAATTCAGAGGAATAATTCAGCCTGGCGGTGTAATGCACCGCCAACTTGAAATATTTTTTATGAGAAAAATTATGAGATATGACAATGTTAAACCATGTCCATTTTGTGGTTGTCCATCAGTAACGGTGAAAGCCATTTCAGGATATTACCGAGCGAAGTGTAACGGATGCGAATCCCGAACCGGTTATGGTGGAAGTGAAAAAGAAGCACTCGAAAGATGGAATAAACGAACCACTGGAAATAATAATGGAGGTATTCATGTATAAAATTACCGCCACTATTGAAAAGGAAGGTGGCACTCCTACTAACTGGACAAGATATTCAAAATCTAAACTAACGAAATCAGAATGCGAAAAAATGCTCTCAGGTAAAAAAGAAGCAGGCGTTTCCAGAGAGCAGAAAGTAAAACTGATAAATTTTAATTGCGAGAAACTTCAGTCCTCGAGAATTGCATTGTATTCAAATTAAAACTTCATAGCTGATTATTAATAATCAACATCGGGCGTCAATTTCAGTCTAACATTGGCGCCTGCCAGAGGTGATGCGATGGCACAAGTAATCTTTAATGAAGAGTGGATGGTTGAATACGGCCTGATGCTTCGCACTGGTCTGGGGGCCAGACAAATTGAAGCATACCGCCAGAACTGTTGGGTGGAGGGCTTCCACTTCAAACGAGTATCTCCTTTAGGTAAGCCAGACAGCAAACGAGGGATTATCTGGTACAACTATCCAAAGATAAATCAGTTTATCAAAGACTCATGATATGTCTAAATTACCAACAGGTGTCGAGATTAGAGGTAGATACATTCGCATCTGGTTCATGTTTCGAGGAAAACGATGTCGGGAAACATTAAAAGGCTGGGAGATTACAAACAGTAATATTAAAAAGGCCGGAAATTTAAGAGCGCTGATAGTTCATGAAATAAACTCCGGTGAATTTGAGTATTTAAGACGTTTTCCCCAGTCCAGCACTGGGGCAAAAATGGTGACAACGAGAGTCATAAAAACGTTCGGAGAGCTTTGTGATATCTGGACAAAAATTAAAGAGACAGAGTTAACAACAAACACAATGAAGAAAACGAAATCACAATTAAAAACACTCAGAATAATAATTTGTGAAAGTACCCCGATATCACATATTCGTTATAGCGATATCTTAAACTACCGGAATGAACTGCTGCATGGAGAAACGCTTTACCTGGATAATCCAAGATCCAACAAAAAAGGAAGAACCGTGCGCACAGTTGATAACTATATCGCCCTGCTCTGTTCGCTGTTGCGTTTTGCGTATCAGTCGGGATTTATATCAACCAAACCATTTGAAGGAGTAAAAAAATTACAGCGAAACAGAATAAAGCCTGATCCGTTATCTAAAACAGAATTCAATGCATTAATGGAAAGTGAAAAAGGACAGAGCCAGAACTTGTGGAAATTTGCCGTTTACTCAGGACTTCGTCACGGGGAACTGGCAGCTCTGGCGTGGGAGGATGTGGATCTCGAAAAGGGAATAGTGAATGTCAGAAGAAACCTGACGATACTTGATATGTTCGGTCCCCCAAAAACAAATGCCGGGATCCGAACAGTAACACTACTGCAGCCTGCTCTTGAAGCACTGAAGGAGCAATACAAACTGACCGGGCATCATCGCAAAAGCGAAATCACCTTTTATCATCGGGAGTACGGCAGAACCGAAAAGCAAAAACTGCATTTTGTTTTCATGCCCAGGGTGTGTAACGGAAAACAAAAACCTTATTACTCGGTAAGCAGTTTGGGGGCAAGGTGGAATGCAGCAGTAAAACGTGCTGGTATTCGCCGCCGTAATCCGTACCATACGCGGCATACTTTTGCCTGCTGGCTGTTGACGGCAGGAGCGAACCCGGCATTTATAGCCAGCCAAATGGGGCATGAAACTGCGCAGATGGTGTATGAAATTTACGGTATGTGGATTGATGACATGAACGACGAACAGATAGCCATGTTGAATGCGCGCTTATCGTAG